CCTATGAGATTACCTCCGGGGATGAAGCTCAACGCTGTGCTGGCGAGGCTACCTAAGCCACCTCCACCACCGCCATCACCACCAATTGAGGGGAAGGGCGTACCACCTGTGAACATACCCATTATAACTTCTCCAATAGAATGTCTATCTTAGTCTCAACACTTGCGAGCTGTGTCTTGACTCCAGTGTATTTCTCTTGCGCCCTGTCCGCTACTTCTTCTAGCTTGTCAACACGACGTTTGGTGCCGTTGATGGCCTGCTTCGCTCCGCCGTAAGCACCGCCTACAGCAAGGAATGGGATGGCCCACTTCATCATTTCTAAGAGATCGGATTCCATCATATCCCCTTATGTGATGTTGGTTATTTGCACGTTGAATGCGGTTGATGCTACTGTGGCAGCTGAGGCGTCTCTGATTTCGAGTGTAAAGTCTGTGTTGATGGTCTCCTCTGCCGAAGACTGGATGTCCCACAGGCGATCAGACCCAAGATCAATCCACGCGTCTTCTTCTGATGCTGACGCGTTCCAGCCAGCATGGCCGTTGTGGGTAACCGCAGTTATACGCACGTCGTGGTCTGCACTAGCAGCACCATTGGGGATGACCCAGTCAGTAGCGCTATCAATCTGTGTGTAAGCGAGTAGATCGCCGTTAACGGAGAAGGCTTTATCTAGGGTACCGTCTGCGTTGACGCGGATACCTGATCGTGTGTTATAAGGAGACGCACCATCTGTTACATTGATGTTGTCTCCCGTGAGTGTGTACACTACGTTATTCCACACTATTTTCCACGCACTACCTACCTTTACGTAGATGGTATCCACGCTCTTCCATGCAGTAGAGACCTTAACGTATGCATTGTCGATGGACTTCCACGCGCTGCTAATCTTGACGTACTTGCTCATTATGCTGTATACTCGTAGTAGAAGTCACCGTCGCTGCCTTCTGTAGTAGGAGCAGACGTGCTGACGAAGACCTTGGCACTGCTTGTGCTATGCGTGTTGGAGCTATCATGAGAGAGCATGTACTGGTCTTCGATGAGCAGCTGTCCCCCAGAGCCCGTAATAGTGTTAGCGGTGGCATGGCTGACTTCAATGCTAGTGCTGGCGTAGGGGGAGGTGAACTGCGGAGAGTCCGTGGTACCCACACCTAACGAGATGCGAGCAGTGTCACCATTCTCTGCGACCCAGTTAGCGCCATCACCTACTATGATGTTACCGTTCGTGACTGCCAGCCCAGCTATATCGGCCAGCCCAGCGTCGTATGCCTGCACCGTGCTGCCGATATCAGCTGTGAGGGTGGTGCCCGTCAGGTCAAGGCCCGTGCCTACGGTGACCCATGCAGCCTCTGCGCCGGTTGCGCTGTCGTCCCAAGCGAGCAGACGATCAGCACCGGGGTCTGCGAGCTGCGAGATGCGCTCAAGCATTGCGCCCTGCTGGTCGAGTACCGCCTGTATACCCGCGGGGGTAACAGCGCGGTCTGTGTCAGTGCCAGTGATGGCCTCTGCTGTGGTGGCCTTCTCTATGATGCCAGCTGCAGTCTCTGTAGCAGTGGGCAGATTAGCCACAGGGACCAGTACGCTACCGTCTAGTGGGCATAGCCCAGAGGCTACATCCTTGTCATCAACATCATACTTGGAGTTGACGGCAGTGAGTATGGCAGAGAACTCATTACCTAGCTCAGTGGCGCTCACTGCCTTTAGCTCTGCGTTAGCTGAGAGAGCGTCCTTTGTGGACCATGTTACTTGAAGGGTATAGTCACTCATTAGGTTGCAATCCTCCCGACCTTGGCGAATAGGTTAATCTGTTGTAGCACAAAGCTACCACTGTTGTTGTTTAGGCGCAAACCAATCTTGATGTACTGGCCTCCGCTCTGTCCGGGGGCTTCTAGTGTACGTAGCGCCACCCCTCCCCCGTACTCTACGACTGTTGAATCAAGCGGTACTCCGTACGCATTATACTCTCCTTGCGCGGAGCCATCAACGACAGCATTATATGCATTATACTCTGTGGCAGGGCTACCAATGGCAGCGACACCCACAGAGTATGTGTTACTAGAGAAGTCGTACTTGATCTTATGTGTCACCGTTACATTCTTGGTAACGAAGATGAAGGACGTGAATCTCTTGACGAACTTGAGTAGTACGTTCATCTCTTGCCCGAGGTCTAGCCACCCGCTTTCGTAGTCGAATATATATGCCACGCCGTCGTCATCATAGCCTTGATAGGACATGACCTCGCCGACAGTGGTGGTCAGTGAAGCACGAAAGTTCTCCACTGAGCGATCATATGCCAGAGTCTCTAAGGGGACGTTCCACGACGTCGCTCTGTAGGCCCCGTCCTCCATGGGCTGGCGAGTGTCGAAGGTATATGCGATGTCTATATCAGGGAACATGCATACAACCATAGAGTGCTTGGGCGAGTAGCACATCGTGATGTCGTCTTTACTTGTCATGGCGTCCAGCGCAGCGGTCACACCCGACTGGATGTTCTTCGATGCGTTCTGGAAAGGCGTAGACTTCTGCACCAGCTCTCTCTGTAGGTTGACGACACCGAAGCGCGTCAGTACCCATAGGTCACCCGCAGCGCGGGCGATAGCGAACTGAGACTCAGCACCAACGCCGGGGATCGTGTCCGAGACGTACAGTGCGGTGGGGTCTATGCCAAGAGATGAGCCTGCGCCATCTGTCATGACGACTGTGTTGTTGGAGCCGAATACGACTAGGTCACCACCAAACTCTTCAACGGCCACGATGTTATCCTGACCTGAGGGCCAGACCTTTGAGAAATCAATAGAGCCACCGTCACCACTTCCGTCTGTTGCCCATCGAGTTTCATCAAGAAGTGAAGAGTATCGGAGAGTTTTTCCATCGGCATCGACAGCCCAGAGGCGACCGAAAGCTGATGTTCCAATGCCGCTAGTTGGTGCTGTTCCACTATTGACAGTGATGTCGGCGAAATTCCCGGTGGTTCTGACAGCCGGTATGCCAGCGGTACCAATTCCAAAAGCAATGACCTTATCATTGAAGTTCACCAGTTTGATGTTGCCATCAGTGATCGTTAGGGTGCCTTTAAGGGATGTTGGCGTGGTGGTGTCTCGGTAGATGTCACTGTCACTGCTGAAGATCAGAGTGCTGGTGCCGTCTGCCTTGTAGTATTCGAAGATGCGCTTGATGACCTCACTTGCTGGCGTGGTCGTTATGCTACGCCATCCCTTACGTGCGCCCGGTCGGCCGGACTCATCGAAGACAGCGTTCTCTAATACGGTAGCCCACTCTGGCGCGAGGATGTTACCAGCCAGCTCCGTGTTGAGCCCATTGAACGCAGGACTCCTGAAGCTGAGAGGAATCATTGTTGCGCCGGGAGTAAACTTAGGGGTTGGCATTAGAGCCACTCAAGCCGGTTGATGTCAATTTCATCAGACTTCTTCTGTACCTGCATGTCTGTCTCAAGGGCTGATCCGATAGCACCAACAGAGCGCTCCCATGCGAGGCCACCGGGCTCACCCATCTCTTCGCCTCTCTCATTGAGGGCGTAGTACAGGGCGCGCATCTCTACGGGGCGTCGGGGTAACTTGATCTCTGTAGTGTCGTCGGTGCCATCCAGTGCGAGGTTGGCCTGCGGGACATACCAATACGTGCGCCACGTGCGGGCGGTGTCGCCTGTAGCCACGGGCCAGAGCAGTTCAATAGTCCATCCCCTGCCATCTGCGTCTGACACGACGGAGAAGAGGCCCGGATACTGCTGCGTGGTGGTGGTGTCCTGTTGGAGTGCCCTCTCCCGACGGAGCGTCTTGGAGGGGATGTCACATAGCTGGTAGGGGTTCACATCAGTGCCCATGTCAAATGCTTGGGGAATACGGTCATCCAGATTGCTGCGCATAAGCCATGACCTGTCGTTGGTGGCCGTGAGGTCATACGTGCGCGTGGCGCTGTCTGCGAGGATCGTGGTGTCTATCTCAGTGATGTACACAGACCAGTCGTGGTTCAGGTCTTCCATGTCATCCTTGGCATCATTGACGAACTGTCCAATGAGCTTGGAGTAGACGTTGTCCGCCACAGACGAAGCCTCGGTCTCCCGAAGCCTGCGAAGGATGTTATTGACGATGGTTAGTTGGTCAGCCATTAGACGTTATCCTTCTCAAAGACTATCTCCCAGCCATCACCATTGTCATGGACTTCTACACGATCAGGAACGAAGCTAATCAAACCAGCTGCATTGGCTGCGTCGGAGAGCATACTAGTGAATTCTCCAAGTGATGCTGCTACACGAACTACCGTCTTGTCTTGGGTTACGTTTGCCATTATTGATCACCGCCTATTACGAATAGATTGTAGTACCGGAAGGAGCCGCGACGGTTCTTGATGTTCATGACCGTGCCACCTGATGTGAACCATATGTTGTTGTCACCATCCACGTCTGGGTTACTGCCCGTACCGCGAGAGATAGCACCAGCAGCTACGTCGAAGATTGAGCCATGTACCGTAGTGCTCTGCCAGTACCCCATGTGGATATCATTGGCCTGAGCGATGCTCGTGTTAGAGCCGACGATCATGTAGATGCCGCCACCGTGAGGTAGCGTAATGCTGTCAGTGCCTTCGTCCGATGCAGTCAGCGCAAACATTGCGACGCCCTGACGATTAGCAATAGCACCACCAATGATGCGTGTACCTAAACCACCAGTTACGTTACCGTGACTGCATATGCCCCAATCACCTGTGTGCTGGATGCGTATTGAGTCATCATCGGCGTCATCATACCATCGAGTTTGTGCGCCTGATCTGTTCAGGATACCGCCTGAGCCGAGGCCAGTGACGTACTTCCACGTTGAATTCGTGTGTGCCTCTTGGAAGTTCGAACCGTCGTGAGACATGTCGCAGTAATCGTCACCGGCTGCGTTACGCACCCGTAGCGTCTCGATGCTTGTGGTGTTGTCGAAGTCCCACGCGGCTGTGATGGTCTCGGCTTCGTCAGACTTGACAATGGCAGCGTCAGCTGCTTCGTACAGACCTGAGTGGTCTCCCCAGCCATACGCAGTGTCCCAGTTGGCCACATTGAGGCTGAGTGCCGTGCTTATAGCAGCGGCATGTTGTGTTACAGAGGACTCCGTAATGTTCGCGTCTGGTACATTGGCCCACGTGACTGCAGCGGAGAGATCATTGACCTCGGATACGGCTGCGTGGGTATGCCCTATGAGTGCGTGTCTCCGGTCAGCCATTACGTATCCTTGAAAGAGTGGGGGGTGTTAGGTACACCCCCCGGAAACCTTACGCTATGTTGAAGTTGCCTTTCGGCTTCAACACTACGCCTTTGACATTACCAGCTGCAATGGTTACCGTCGAAGCGGTAGCATTCGCTAGTACGACTGTGACTACATCAGCAGCGGTGACATCAGCGGTAAAGCTGGCGTCGGCTACGTCTGCATTCACAGAAGCAATTACGATGTCGCCCAAGGCAGCGCCCGGAACTGCGATGTTTACTCCCGTCTCAGCACCGGCAACCGCTGTAAGCGT